GTACACGTCAGGCGCACGGGTAATCACACGCACTGGCTTCGATACGCCTACTTGCGGAATGAAAGTGGCATCAACCGCAAGGTTTCGATCATTGAACAGTGCTTGTATCGCTGTGTTAAACACGCTCATTAGCTGATGAACGCTGAGTTAAGGCGCACGTTGCCGACCGTGTCGCCCGAAGCAGCGGCAGCGGTTGCAACCCCGACCAGTTTGTTGGTAGCAACCGTGGTGGTGCAGTTTCGAGCAGCGTTATCCCAGTAGATCAGCGCACCGACTGTCCATGCCGCACCTGTTGCTTTGGTCAGCGTGAACACACCGTCAGTGACTGCTTCTACTTCGGTGCTGATAGCAGCATCACCCGATGCCACACCGAAAATTGAACCCACCAGCAAGCCTTGACCAGAGGTCAGGGCATACGGGGCGGTCAGGGTGAGAGTCTTGCCTTCCATAATGAAGTTTTTCATTGGCATTCTCCTGTTTCAGATACATCCGCCTTCGCCGAGGCTACGGCGGACAAGAAAAAAGCAGCCTGAAGCCGCTGCGGTCAGGTAGTGAGCGGGTGAGATTAGAGGCCTGGGTTTTTCCAGAAGCCGCGCCAGTCAATCGCTTTGGCGGCAAAATCCAGGCGGGCCTTCAGTTCCACTCCATCGACATCGAAGCCAACGCGGCTCTCAAGGTAAACACCTTGCTGACCTTCCAGATAGGCATATTCAATGGTGTCGATCTGGTCGGGTTCGGCGGCGAGATACCAGGAGATTGCCGAGGCCGCATCAAGGCGCGGCTCCGCCACCACCTGCAACTTATTGGCAAACGGATTATAGTCGCTGCTCTTGGTGTAGATGATATTGGTTTGCGTCACGAACTGCTCGGCCAAGGTTTCAAGGGCGGCGGGCACCAGCAGATATTTCGCCATCACATTGATGAAACGCCCGTTCAATCCCTTCTGCTTGCGCATGCCAGCACGCGCATCGCCAAGGGTTGCCACGCTGATGACTGCGCCAGCACCCGCAAGATTGCCATGCGTGGCGTGGAACAAGGTCACCCCGTCGCCCATCGCCGGGTTGCCGGTGAGGATGCCCCACACCGTATCGCTTTCCAGATCGGCGGCGGCGCGGCCAAACATTTCCGGCAGGCGGGTAAAGGCTCCCAGATCGTCATTGATGATGGTCTGACGGGTGACGGCCACCACCTTGCCATAGGTGGCGAGCGCATATTGTTCGCGCGCCTCGCCCACGGTGCCGCGTTTGAATTCGCCGGACTCGTTCACCTTGTCCAGCGACGGCGCATCGCCCAATTGCGTGCGGGCGATGGTCTTGAAGTCGGGATTGCTGGTCTGGCGGGAAAACCCCTTGAAGGTTTGCGGAGCCGCCTCATAGGCGCTGCGCAGGGTTTTATTGGCTACGTTGGCAAGGATGAGCGGAAAATCGCTGGTGGAATGCAAGCCCCCGCGCGTTTCCAGCCCCAGCATCGCGCCCGCCACTTCCGATCTGGAAAAACCGCGAGAGCGGACACCACGGCGTTCCAGCAAGTCACGCCCCATTTCCATCAGGGTCATGCCGCGATATTCGCGTGCACCCTCATCCAGTCTGTAGGTTCCGGGATCATGGCGGTGCAGCAGCGCGTTTTCAGCCATGACGCGCACGCTATCGATTTCATCACGGACGATGGAAACATGCGGGCGGATTTCACCGGCTTCACTACTCTTGCGCGCCAGTTCATCCAGCACCAGCTTGCGGGCTTGAGGAATCGCAGTGCCGTCATTTACCAGTTTCCGGGCGAATGTGTCTGGCAGCATGGCGGCGCGGGTGATCCTGGTGATCTCCGCCGCGCGTTGCCGTTCAAGACGCGCGCCTTCCGCACGCGCTTCTTCCGTCGATGCGGATGTTTCAGTCAGGGTGGTGGCGGTTGGGAGATTTGCGGCAGCAATGGTTTCCGCCGGGAGGGTTGCGGGGGCGTCCTGCCCCTGCGGTTCGTTGTCGATATCGATCATAAGTCTTGACTCCTTTACAGGCTGCGGATCGAGTATTTCACATGGATAGGTGTGAGGATTGGAACGGATGCCAGCGCCAGCATCCGCCCCGAAGGGAACAAGCGATATCTCAAAAGGCTCCCAGTCGACGGCTCGGTACAGCGGCACTGCTCCATCGCCGCGTATGACCTCAAAGCGGTGGACGCGATAGCCGACGCTGACATTGCGGATAATGCCATCCCGGATTTTGCGAAGTATGGATTCATTTTCCGCGCCGCCGTCGATCTTGAGACTGGCATAGCCCAGCCCGTTTTCAATGCGCGCGCTGCCACCCGCCACCACGCCCTTGATATTCTCAAGCTTCATATCGCTATGGGTGTCGAGCACGGGCGCCGTCCCTGAATTCAGCCTGCCCAGGCGCACCGCACCAGAAGCCACAACCAGTTCTTCATCATATGCCTCGCCGGCGAACATATTGTGGCGGCGTACCACCGCGCCGGTGGTGAAGATGACGTTGAACACCCGGTCTTCGGCTTCAGCTTCAAGCACCGCAAGCCGGGTTTGCAGCGGGATATTTTTAGTCTGCAAGTTTGCGGCTGGTTTCATTGGATGGTGCTCCCGAATTATCTGTCTGCACGATGCCGCTTTTCGCCGTGTTGCGCGGATCGCCATCGAGGATCACGCCAAGTTCATCAAGCTTTTTGTTGGTGTCCGCGATTTCCTGAATCTGTTGCTCCGGATCAAAGCCGTGACTGGCGATGGCCTCACACAGGGTCTTGGTGCCGTTACGCATCATCAGCGTGTCGGCCTGCGCGTCTTTCAGCGGGTCGATCATCTCGAACTTGGGCGGTGTCCAGCTAACGGCGTAGTCGATCTTGCTGATTTCCCCGGCGATATAGGCGCGTTCGATAAACCGCCGCCACACGGGGGCGCAGATTTTCGGGATGAACACCTGCCAGCGCAGCATCTCGATCAGGCTGCGGAATTCGAGCAGGCCCGCCCGCAGGGAACTGTAATTCACCTGGCTAAGATCGCCCGTCAGCTGTTCATAGGTGATGCCAAGCCCTGCGGCAATCGCGTGCAACTGCACCCGCTCATAGGATTCATAGTTTCCGTCACTGGCCGGATTGCCGAAGCGGATGTCCTCCCCCGGATGCAGATATTCAATCATGCCGGGGCGGAATTGCTCCACCCGCTGCGGCTCCGATCCATTACCGCCGCTGGCCGCTTTATTCACCACATTGCCGACAATGGGTCCGTCCGCGCCATTGTTCTGCACCACGAAGGCGGCAAAGCAGGCTTCAATTTTCTTGCGCCACAATTCCGCGTCGTCATAGCCATCCAGATCGCGCATCCGCACCATGGACGGCGCATAGGCCGTCACCCCGCGTGTCTGGCCTGGGCGCAGCTTGCGGAACACATGCAGCACCAGATCGGCGGCCACGCGCACACTCTGAAAACGGGCATTGCCGATAATCGTTTCCCCAGGGTGTTGCGGCCACATCCAATAGGCCACACGCCGGTTTTGCCGGTCGAACTCAATGCCCTGGCGGATGATATTGCCGGTTTCGCCAACAGTGGATTTGCTGGTGTCAAGGAAGTCCGCCTCCAGCACTTGCAATTGCAGCGGCACGCGCATGGAGTCGCTAAAGCCGCGATCCCGGAACAGGATGAAGCATTCGCCGCTTTCATACATGGCGCGAGCGGCCAGCGCTTGCAGGCCGTAGAAATCCAGATCGCCGTCCGCGTCACAAAATTGGCACCAGTCATTCCAGGCCGCCATGATCTGTTTATTCAGCCGGTCGGAACCGGTGCGGGCCTGGGCGGTGATGCCGGTGCCGATGGCGTTGCCGGTGAAAATCTCCACCGCCTTGGCTCCGTAGCAATTATTGCGCACCAGGTCGCGGGACCGCTCACGCAGCCGATTGCCCGCACCGCCAATTTCCGCATTGGCGGAGTTGCCGCTGGTGATCCAATCATCAATCCGCCTGCCGGTCTTCGCGCCTTCATAGCCGCGCGCCAGAATATCCATGGCAATTCTGGCCTGCTTGCGCTTGAAGGCGGCTTGCGGCGAAAACACCCCGATCATGTCATCAATCCACATCTCAATCCCTGATGAAACTGGCAAAGCTGGCGCGGCTGGCCGGTATTTGCGCATCGGCGTTCAGCTGATTGCGGATGACGTCACGCAGCTTGATCATCTCAATGAGCGAGTGGTAACGCACCGACTTGTCGCCGGTGCGCACCTCAAGCGTGCCGGAAGCGATTGCCGCCTCCAGCGCGTCCAGCTGGGTTTGTGTGAAGGCCATGCTTACCTCGATAACCAGTTGTCCATGCGCGGTATCCACGCCTGGTCTTTCAGGTTTTTGGTTTCCT